CTGCTTTCAAGTTTACGCTCATGGTTTACCAAATGCCAAATCTCATTTGATCCATTGGGGCCACGTTCTGCAATTGTTTTGTCAAATGCAGACTTATCAAATACATCACCATCCCTGTCTATGCTTTCCATTTCAGCAATGGCAACCTTTACGCTGCGTTTGGATACATCTACATCCAATGCCTTTAAATCATATACTTTATGCTGAATAGCCATGCTTTTTTTATTTTGCCAATAATTTAAACAAACTGCGTATCTCTGATCATTTTCTCCAAATTCGCCAACCATCTCACTATCACCCATACACCTATCTAAAAACTGATCCCTGCTTTCGTTTGCTCTCGGACTTGGCATATTAACAAAATTCAAATATAAAAACAATACAAAAGTAAATAATTGTCAACTAACTACATTTATTTGCTGTTTTCTTATAAGCCTGCCATTAGCGTCACGTTTGTTAATAACCGCAAAAGTACACCTACAACGGATAACATCAGCTGCACCAGCTTGTGGATCGTGTGGATGTTCTAATTCTGTTCCCGATCTGCGATCAGCAAACTTAGCATTAAAGTCTACCGTTTGCCCATCCAAATGCCAATGGTCTGCTTTATCCTTTTGCCCATTTATAGGGTTTCCCCTTGTTCGGTTATCCTTTGCGGCAACCCACATCTTTTGCTTTTCAAATGGTGATTTATCAGCACCAACAAATGTACCTGCATGAATAGCCCTGCCAACTTCCGTGCGTGCGATCATATCCGCTCTATTTCTATTTAATCCCGATACTGTTTCAGAAATATATTGTGCATAATCAGAATATCCCCAGCCTTCTCTATTGCCACGCTCTAAAATATCCAGCATCAAAGTGCGGCTGGTTTTTACAATTTGCAAGATGCCATTATTGTAAAAGTTTGTGCCTAAATAATCCATTATAAGCTGAATCCACTCCTCAGGTGTATTAAATTGCTTTTCCTTTCTTAAAGTATTGTAATTAGTACGTGCATATCTTACGCCCACCTCCCTGATAATCTGATTCATTGCGCGACTTATGCCATCGCTAAAAAGTAAACCATTTATATATTTTCTTGCAGCCTGTTCGCTTTCTCTTAATGCATACTGAAACCCTCTCATATCGGACTGCAAAGCATTATAAAAACTTTTTTGATACTTATTGATGTATTTAACGGCTTTATTCCTTTCCCGATTCCAGTATATTCTCCTCTGTCTTGCCGTCATATTTTGTAATGAAGTTAATCAGTTCTTTTGTAAAATGGCCACGTTTTATAATCAATTTACCATATTCGTTAATGCACTTTTTTTCTTTCTCAGTCTCAGGATATTTCCGCTTTGCAATGCTTTGACAATACTTTTTAATTTCTATTGTTTGTGACATTGTGCTGTATAAACTTATAAAATTTTATTGCCTCTGCATTAATTAACGCCTCAAAGATACAAACATTCACAAACTGCCATCCGTAATCCTTAAGCCATATAATCGTTGTATTCTCCGCTCTCATCATGGCTCCCCGATTCGTTTGGTACATCAATATCCTCAATAAGCCCGTAATTGCCTGTAATCAAATACTTACCGTGCATTTGCTCCGTTGTTGGTTCAAAACCTAATAATTGCCTATACTCATTACCTGTGATTGCGCCCCTGTCAAACATACCGTTGTAAACCGTTGACATTTTGCTGTAATCATCTTGCAATTCAGGTATTGCGCTAAAATCAAAATCTAAATATTCACGGCTTTTAAAAGATGGTATTAAAACCCTGTTAAGTTCATCCCTTAAGCTGTTACACATTGGCATAATTAAATCAGTAACAAATTTCTTTTGCGCCCATTCTTTATTGCTGAATGATTGCCCCGGAACTAAAATGTCAGGATCTACACCAAATGCCATCGCAATGCGCTCCATTGTTTTATCCTGACTATCTAAAAGCTGCATATCTACTGAATCCTTACCAATGTCCAAATAATCCCATTTGCCTTGCAAAGTAGCTACAGCCGCTTTCATAGCTGTGTTATTGATCTTGTTATCTATAACAGATTTAAGCTGCCCGGCTTGCTCAGGACTTAAATTGTCCAAAGTTTCATTTGTCAACACACCTTTTGCGCCGCCATTTTGAAACATTGCAACCGCCGCTTCCATTGCATCGTTATCCTGTTGCAGCCTTCTTTTTAACGGGATAAGTGGATTAAACCCACGCAAATGGCTGCGATCAACAGCATCAAAATTTGGGTTAAATGTTTTCCAATGGATAATGTCAGTTTTTGCAATAGGTATAAACTTGCCTCCCAAATCTATCAGATAACCTGTAACACCATATAAATCCTGCGGATCAGGAACTATCTCAACTTTTGCAGGCGGTAAAATATACATTTCAAGAACCTCGCCGTTTTCAATACCGCCTCTATTTAACCAAATAAAGCACTCACCAAACAAAGCATAAAACGAAAACAAACCCTCATAAAAACTATCAGCACCCTGCGATGGGTTTGGGTTATTGATGAGATTAGACAAAGCTGTATTGTTTGCCATCTCATCCAATGCCTTTACCTTATCCAATTGATAACGCTGCACGTTATTAATCGGGCTATGTTTGTATCTCTTTAAAGCTGTTTGATTCTTAGGCAGATAAGCATAAATAGGCACGTTTGATGCCTTCTTTGCGATCTTTTTAATAACCGTAAAAACAGTATCGTTGTTTGTGTATGCATTGGCATCTTTATCCCATCTAAAAAAGTTTACATGATTTCCAATGTAAATACCGGGGAATAACATCGCTTTTGTTTTAATCTTTTCGATGCCTAAAAATTTTGTAATCCAACTCATTAGAATGCTACCCAACTGGGTGATTTTGATGTTAATTTTGTAAAGATAGCATAACGCATCGCATCCAGTAAGTGATCATGCTCTTTTACAGGTGATTCGTCCGATGCTATATTACCATCCTTATTCGTTTTCCATTTGTACGATTGCAACTCAGCTTTGAGATTGTTGCTATTATGTACAATATGCAAAGGGTGTGATTTAACCTTCATAATACCAGCCCAAACATCTTTGTCAGCAGGTTTGCAATTAAATCCGTTTCTGATTAGTTCCTCAATTGTTTTTGGTTCGGCTGCATCACAAAAAATCTCATCACTCCTCATCAAATTTAACGCCTTTAATTTGATAACAAGGTCTGAAATTGTCAACTTAGGCTCGTATAATAGTTCCTGAACGTAATTAGAACCTTCATAATGCTCTATCTTTACCAGTGCTGTCGGTACTGTATAACCAAAATCTAATCCGTAAAATACTTGTCCTTTATTCGGTAATTCGCTGCATACTTTCCAATTCGTATAAATCAATTCCTTACTTGCTCCTCTTTGTCCTAAGCCATATACTTTCCACATAAAATCATCCGGTAAATCTTTGTAGCTTTCTATGTAATCAATTTGCTGCTGGCTTAGATTGTGGATATTGTCTTTGTATGTTGAATGAATCTTTTTGTTTTTAGGATTGTCCGCAATGTCATATACCCAACTATTAAATTCAGCAGGATTCCAATCCATAAAGATGGTTCCGGTAGTTCTCATGGCTAATTGATCAAACAAAAGTTTATTGATCAAATTAGCTTCATTAATAAAAAGTATATCTCTGCCAGGGCCACGCGCTTTGCCTTCATCCTCAAGCCCAAAAAGTTCAATATATGAGCCATTAGGAAACGAATAAACAAAATCAGTCCATCGCATCCAATCTTCGAACCAATTGCCTGTCTCTTTTAACACATGCTGTAAATCCCTGAACGCGCCACGCTTTATATGAGGCAAAGAATGTGAAACAACCGAAATACGTTTATTTGCCTCAGTTGTTGCAATACTAACAAGTATTTGAATCGTTGAATATGATTTGCCGGATCTGCTACCGCCTTCATTGCAAATTATCTGCCATCCATCCTCATATGCCTGATGTGTGTGCCATATCACTTTGCTCGGTGATGCCATCTGTAGTTATTTTCACGACTTTCATTTGCGGAATTTCTATAGTATTTTGGCTTTTATCCGTTTGACCTAACCATTGTTTTCCAAGCCATATTTGCATCCCCCTGTCTTTGTCTTTTACAGCAGATTCATATTGTGCTAATCTTAGATTTTGTTCACCCTTAGATCTATTTTTGGCTTTAAATGCCACAAATTCTAACCCCAAATCAGTTTTGCACCTTTCGTACAAAGTATTCTCATGAATGCCTAAAATGTCAGCTATTTGGCTTCCTGAGCATCTTGCTTCAAGCCAATAAGCTACCTGATTCCAATCAATATTAATTGCTCCATTTGGCATAAATCCGTTTTATATTTTTAACCTCATAA